TTCTTGATGGATCTCACTACTCCCCTTACAAAGTAGAAAAATTAGTTGCAACACTATGAGCGTAGTTACCGTTGCCCATCTGTTGGTTAGTGGAGACGACTATGAAGAGATATCTTTAGCAGCCGAAAAACGCATTTCAGAGTTTTTTGATGTAGATGTATCTGATTTAAAAAATAAATTTAACTATGAAATACTTGTTAAAGAAACAGAAGATATGGAAAGCGAAAGTTTTTATCAAGCACAAGTAGTGGTTAGGAATAGAGATGTCTGAAAACCCTCAGGAAACTGTTTTACAGCCTAGAGTTCAAGCTCTTCGTGAAGCTGCAACAATAATTGCTGGGGACCGTGATGTTCAGTATGGTGGCCCGGAAGAGAACTTTACTCGTATTGCAAAGATATGGTCTGTAATAGTTGGAGTAGAAATTTCTCCAGAAGATGTAGCAATGATGATGGTCGGACTAAAAGTTGCTCGCTATGCATCTAAATCAGGATTCCAACCCGACACGTGGATTGATATTGCTGGATACGCCGGTTGCGGCTATGAAGTTGGTAGTGTAGAAAAGACTTAACAACTTCACAGATAGGCAGTATTTTGTCCAAAAAATCTACATCTAATCTTCCTGAACCATGGACATTTAAAAATGCAGTTTGTAGAGAAATTGGTGGAGAAATATTCTTTTTTGGGGATGTAGACGATCCTGATCATTTAGACACAAATATTGTAAACACTAGGTTAGCAAAAAACATATGTTTAAGTTGTGATCACGTAACTGACTGTGCAGAGTGGGGCTTACACCACGAAGAGTTTGGCGTGTGGGGCGGACTTAGTTCAGCTGAACTTAGAGATATTCGTAAAAAAAGAAACATTATTGTTCAGTCTATTAAATATTTAGTTGACTAAGCCGTTTCTTAAAGATAGCAAGTGTGTTATTCCTATAAACTGTACTTAAGTTTTCAGGAGGTCTATGTGTCTAACAAGAAAGATCCTCGCCCTATGGCTATTTGTGAGTCGTGCTATTTAGACGATCACACTAGATGGGAGCCAGAAAGTATGGACGAAAACGGTACCATTTTAATGAAACTTGTTGGTGTAGATGTTCCTGACAAAGTTAATACTGAGAGTGTTGAAACTTGTTGCCTCTGTGGTGCGCTGACTATTGCTGGAATTTTTGAAGTAAAAAAACCATCAGAAGTATATTTTCTTGAAGATGACGAAATAGATAACAATTTTGAAATGTCTATTGGTGACATAGATGAAGGATTCTAGACCAGGAGAGTCCCTCTGGGATGAGTGGTTTGGGTCTGGCTACTTATATTTTTCAAAAAACTCAGATACTTTTGTTTTTTACACAAAAGATCACGTTTCTATGGAAAATGATTTAGTTCGCAGGGCTCTTGCTTCGGCTATTCAAAGAGACGGTATTACTGATTCTTTATCAGAAAGCTTTAAAATATTAGAGGGATCAACTACAACTTTTGGTTGGGCTGGAAATAGCGACTTTGATTTAGAACTAATGTCTTGTGATGAGTCAGGTTGTACAGACTTAGGGGACAGTCTTACTGAAATATCTCCCATTACTTGGGTTGAATTTTAATTTATTTTTTTTGGCGTGTTATAAAGCCTTATTTTATAGTATCTCTAATATAATTATTTTGTGTGGAAACCTGCAGATAACTTAAGATGGCAAAAAAATGCTCTTTGTGCTGACCCATCTAAAAAAGAATCTTTGCCTTGGTTCTACTCAAAAGATCCTATAGAAAAGAACAAAGCCAAGAATATGTGCTTTTCTTGTCCCGTCCGAAAAAACTGCCTACAGTGGGCTCTGGAGCACCGTGAAATTTGGGGTATCTGGGGAGGCAAGGACGAGATTGAACTCCGTAGAGCGCTCTCTGTGGCTTACAATGGCGAAGAGACTAAACGTAATAGACCGCCTAATTGCCCTTATTGCACTGCTCGTCCAGGCAAGTTAAACACTTCTATCGAAACACTTCCACCTGGCGGACGTTGGACTCGCGCAAAAGTTGTTACTTGCACCGAGTGTGGTTTTGCTTGGCGTGGTCGCTCTAGTGCAAACGCTGTAGAAGCATATAAAGCTGAAAAAGAATCAAAGAAAAAAGAAAAGAAAAAGTCTTAACTTTTAATCAGTTTGAATAATACTTATATCCCTGCGTGGATCGTGATTCTCTCCTACAGTAAATGTAAGTAGTCCGGGCTTGCTTTCTAAACCAGAACGATCACGCCACCATGCGGATCCCGGGTCGGTAGTAGGAGCTTGCAACCACAGCCGTGAGCCTATATCTAAAGCCTTAAAGTGGTGGAAGTGACCTGATACCCAAACATCTGCCTGACCTAAAGCAGTCTGTCCTGCAGCTTGTCCAGATAAATACTTAACAACATCGCGACCACTTTGGTGACCGTGAAAAAGACCTACAAGAGTTCCTTTAATGTCCACAGTTAAAGTCTGATGATCTTTTTCTGGGTAACGGAACTTAACGTGAGATAGCTCTGGATTTTCGGCGCAAGCGTCTTGGACTGCAGAAGCAATCTCTACGTTCCACCCATCCGAAGGATCGGCTACAACTTGACGTGTAACTTCGTCGTGGTTTCCATTTACTACTGCAATAACTAGTTCTTCGCAGTAAGGAGCAAATGCTTTGATTTGTTGCATTAAAAGACGACGTGCAACACGGGTTTGCTCTGTCTGACCTAAATCAGAGGCTGCTGGACTCTGTAGTCGACCGCCCTGAGAAACATTCCCCTCTACGTGGTCTCCTGCAAGAAGCATTGCTACGGTTCCAAGATTACGACCAATTTTATTTAATTCTTGATAACGAGCAAAAGCTCCTTCGGTAACTCCAAGAATTCTTTGAATAGACTGCTCTGTTCCGTGACCGTTTGCTTTTTTACCAATTTGCTGGTCACTTGGGGCAATTACATATGCGCCATCGCCTGTAGTTTGCTTAGAGCCTTTTGTTGGTTTCCATTTTTTAATTTCATCTACAAGTTTTTCTAAATCTAAATCTGAATCTAAACTATCTTCATAACTAGCCGGAACAACTGAAACTCGGAAAGACTCAAGCCAGTTTTCATTAAAAGTTTGCCACTTACCTTGACGTACGCTGGTAACTTTCCACGCAGCCGGGTCAAGACCAAATTCAATTAAAATTTCGTTAGCATCTGCTGAATTACCAGCAGGCCGTGGAGTGCTAACTACAAACCCACCGGAAGTGTGATCTATATCCATACGAGGTCTAAATGCTTCTGGGGTTTCTTGAACGCGTCTGTCAGATCCTGTTTTGCCTGGGGAAGCAAGTTCTTCTAAAACTTTCTTTGCAAATTCATCTGACACTTTAGGATCCATTCAATGCGGTTAGTCTGGCATTTATGCCAGTGAAGCATCTACATTGCTTCCTACGATGGAGTGCTATAGAAGACTGCGCAATGTCAAATTTTTCTGAGATTAACAAATCGTAAATTTGTTTGTTTGAAAATCTTTTTGCATTTTCGCTAACAGGGAATAGCAATAGTTCAAGTGTTTCCCTATCTTCATTGTCCATTTTTTCCACTACCTTGGATACGCCACAAGGCAGTCCAAAGGTTGGGGTAGAGAGTTCTGAAGCCTTTTGCGCTAGTTTTCCCATGAGCACTAGTCCTTCCACTACCTAGTCTTGTTACTAGATATGTAAGAACATTAACAGAAATATCTGCTATTTAAGTGGTTTAACTTGTCGGTGTGTCGCTTTTTCTTTTTTAAAAACTGTCAGAAAACTAGGCTGGTTTGCTTGAAGATTTACGTTTTCTTGGGATGTCTTGTACCACAGGGACTGCCATATTAGTAACAATCAAATCTTTAATAAACTTGACTTCAGTCGAAGTTTCTATGCTATGGGCTTCAATCTTATTTACTCGGTCAGCAAGAGATTTTCCACCATTCTCCCACAACTGATATTCGACTCTGTCTAATCTTTCCGATATTGACCTACCCTTTGAGTCAGTTCCAATAGCTCCTTCAAGTCTTTTACTAATTTTATAGACAGCTACCAGCACCCCGAATATGGTTGCTGTACTGCCAAGAAATAGGCTTAAGGAAGAAAGTAGGGACATGCTAGAGGACACGGTGGTCTCTTTCTGGTGTAGGATAAGTCCACCGCTACAACGGTGTAATTGAATAACTATACCATAAACGACACGGCTAGGGGAGCCTGTTGTTTGTGGCTTAGTTGATGTATAGTTTTCACATCAGTCGTATTTACCAAAGTACGCAAATTTTATTTATTTATCTAGAGAAAGTTAGTGATGCAAACGACGGCAAAACGGTTAAGTATTCGTAGTATTTCTATGAAATTTGGCTTACCCCCACGTGTGATTTCCCGTGCAATTGCATTTGGCGAACTCCCTGCTGTTTTAACAACTACAGAAACTGGCCGCGAACGCGCATATGTTTCTGAAGATGATGCAATTTCTTGGTTTAACTCACTAACAACAACACCACTTGTTGGCGGCTCTGAATGAGCGAACACGATAACGCAAATCTAGATGGAAGATTTAACAAAGCAACTTCTTGGTATGCCTCGCAGGGGTGGAAAATTCTCCCTTGTTATGGGATTGTTGGCGGTCGTTGCACTTGTAATCAAACACACGCTGAACCAAAAGATGTAGGTAAGCATCCAGCTCTTAATTCTTGGCATACTGAAGCCTCGGATGACTCAATAGAAATTTCTCGATGGTGGGATCGTGACCCAGAAGCAAACATTGGTGTTTTTTGTCGTCCATCAGGATTTTTTGTAATTGATATTGATCCTCGCTCTGGTGGTCACAGTTCTTTTGAAGAGTTTGAAAAACTAGTTGAAGGTGCGCTACCTGCAACTGTTGAAGCAACTACTGGTGTATATACATTAGGTGGACGCACGCTTCGTGGTCGTCATATTTTTTATCGTTGCAATCCTTCAGAAGAGTTGGTTGGTAATCTTAAAGCTGCTGGTATCAAAGGTATTGATATCAAACACAATGGATATGTTCTTATTGCTCCGTCACGCCACTTCTCTGGTGTCAACTATGAGTGGGTTGAAGGCAAGGCTCCTTGGGAAACTGAAATGGCTGAGGCCCCAGAGGAGTTACTTGCGTTTCTTCGTAAGCGTAAGTCTCGCTCTGCAGTAGGAACTGTTGATTGGAACGAAACTTTTGCAGATGTAGATTTTGGTGCAGACCGAGTTGACATTGAGAAAATGCTTGAAGAGGGTATTGAAGAGGGTTCTCGTGCTGTAGATATCTACAAGTTAACTTGTGCTGTTGCAAACAAGTTTGATGTCAAAACACTTCTTGGTCGTCAGTCCGTAGAAACTTTAATGCTGCGGTTTAATTATGAAAAAGTTAATCCTCCTCTAGAAGTAGATGAGTTAACAAAGCACGTAAATAATGCTATTGATTTTGTTATTAAAAATCCAAAAATTGAAATGAACTGGCCTGGAATCACCGATAAAGAAACTGGATGGGCTAAAAGGTCAACAGAAGAAACCCGTGAAAAGTTTTCAAAAGAGTCTGACCAACCCTCTGAGTTGACTGCTTTAACTGGAGTGGTTCAGCCTGTTGTTGACGATAGATACTTGCCAGGAACTCTTGCTGGATCTGTTTCAGAAAGTGTGAACAATGGAGGATCTATTGAAGAAGCGTCATCACTTTCTAATTTAAATGTTCCAAAAGATACGGATGCAATTAGCGAAGAAGATGGTGGAAAGATTGGAGAGCGAACACTTTCTGATACGGGTAACGGTCGTCGCTTTGTAGATACTTTTGGTGTAGCAATTAGGTACACACAGGGTATTGGTTGGTTTAATTGGTCTGGCAGTTATTGGAAGCCAGATTCTGAGGGGCTTGAAATGCAAGAACTTGCTAAAAGTCTTGCCCCAGTTATTGCTAGTGAAGTTGTTAAGTATGAAGGTCAAACAGAAAAGCAATCAGAAATTATTAAATGGGCTCAGTTATCAAAATCAAATGTCCGTCTAAAGTCTGCAATTGAAAATGCTAATTCTGATCGAAGAATACGGGTTGATGTTAAAGAATGGGATTCTGATCTACATTTATTAGGTGTTATGAATGGTGTTGTTGACTTACGTACTGGTGAGCTTCTACAAAATCGTCCAGATCTTTATATAACAAAACGCGCACCTGTTGCTTACACTCCCGGGCTACGCAATGTTCGTTGGGAGCAGTTTTTAGGATTTGCAACTGGTGGAGATAAAGAATATCAAGACTGGCTTCAACGAGCTGCAGGGTACTCACTTACTGGTTTAAGTAAGTACGACTTAATGTTTCTTGTATACGGTCCTGCTGGTTCTGGTAAGAACACATTTGTTGAAGCAATTGTTAAGTGTCTTGGTACTCAGCAGTATTCTTGGCCGTTTGACTCAAGTATCCTTGCCAGTGGTGATGGCAACTCCCAGGGTTCTGATCTTTATCACTGGGCTGAACTTCGTGGTCGTCGTATGGTTTGGGTTGACGAACTCCCTGACTCAGAGCGCTTAAAAGAAAACTCAGTTAAGAAGTTGACTGGTTCATCTGAAATTTCTGCTCGTTCTCCTGGTGAAAAACCTTTTACATTTGCTTCTCAAGCAAAGCTATGGATTTCTACTAACCACCGTCCAATTATTAATGACGATGCTATGTGGAGACGTATTCGTCCTATTCCATTTACATATGTACCTGATACTGCGGATCCAGATTTAAAAGAATATATTTTTGATCCAGAAGGAGCCTTACCTGCAGTTCTTTCGTGGGCTGTTGAGGGGGCTATAAAAATGCTTAGCTCAACTGAGTCCGATGCTCTTGGTTGGTGCAAAGTTGTGTCTGAAGCCGCTGAAATATATCGCAAAAATGAGGATCGCATTGGCTTGTTTCTTGATGAAGAAACTAATGTGGCAGAAGGAGCCACTACTCCAATTAAATCTCTATTTAGTGTTTATCGTTTCTGGGCTGAAGACCGTGGTGAAAAACCTATGAGTCAGACTGCTTTCCAGAAAAAAATGCTTGAAAGAAATGTTGATTTAGTTGGTCACGGCTCAAAGGCGGTTGTTCACGGAAGGTCTCTAAAGCCAAGACCAGTGCTGTCCAATGAGGTTGACTGGTGAGCAATTAATAGATTTGCTAGATAGGGTTTATAAAAATTTGGTAAACTGTGTGAATAACCGTCGTTTATAAAAAGGATTATTAATACAATGCCAAACCCAGTAAAAACCCCAAAGATTTCTCAGCCGTGGGGTCGCCCAAATCCTCGTTACTCAGCGAAGCGCCACACCGGTATTGACTACGCTATGCCAGTTGGAACCCCAGTTCTTGCAGTTGCCGATGGCGTTATTTCTAACGTAATGACCGACAAGTCATACGGTGAAGTAGTAGTTTTGAAAGCAGACAAGTACGAAATCTGGTACTGCCACTTATCCGTTAAGGGTGCCAAAAAAGGTGACAAGGTCTCCGTTGGACAAGAAATTGGGAAATCTGGGAACACTGGAAACTCCACGGGTCCGCATCTTCACCTAGAGACTCGTATTGCACCGTTCCGTTATGGTAACGATGTGTCTTGCCCATTCATTGAAGATCCAGCAACTATTGATCCAAAGGCTCCTGCTGACCGTAAAGTTGGCTTACTTGCTAAGGCTGTAGCTGCAGTTACTCCAGCAAAGCCAGCAGCTACAAAAGTTGTTGTTGCTGCAAACGTAAAGTTTGGCGCAACTAATGATGACATCAAGGTAGTTCAGTCTGCTCTTATTGATATTGTAGGAGCGAAATGCAAAGTTACTGGTAAGTATGACGATGCAACTAAGGCTGCTTACAAGACTTGGCAAGAAAAACTTGGATACAAAGGAACCGATGCTGACGGAAACGCTGGCGCAAAGTCCCTTGGGGAACTAGGTAAGAAGTACGGATTTTCCGTTAAGTAAATCTAGTTTCTAGGTTTAAAAACTCTAGCAGGACCTCTACCGCCCCTACCGGTATCAATCTTCCGGTGGGCGTTAGAGTGTGCTGTTATTCTCCCGCCTACAAAACCTTGAGGCGGTTTTATTAGGAGAGCTGTAAGTGCATGAACTAGAGCGTCGACTCGGTCGGGAGATTTCCCTTCTCCTGGAATCCATGAGGTCATTTGATCCTCAAGCTCAGCAAGGAACCCAACGTGGTGAACGCGCCCCTGCTCGTAAGCCAAAACTGTTGGCTCTGCTCGCAAAGCCTTTCCGTGCTTTGAGTGGACTTCTAAAACCTTAACATTTGGATCAATAGCATTAATTGCGTTACGCACTAGTGCTCCACCTTGGTTTACTTCAGCAATAACTGGACACATCCACTTACGAGCCATCTCTACAACTTTATTAGCCCACACTTCTGGGGAGCCAAGAATAGAAGCATCTTCAAGAATCCAAGCTTCACGCTTATATAAATCCCTGTCTCCAGTAGAAGCGCAGACAACAATTCCACACTCATCTCTTGGATTTTCCGCAACAGATGGGTCTACACCAATGCAGCGAAGTGGGGTCCCAATTGGAAACGCTGCGTGACGATTACGCTCAATCATTTCAATAGTCCAAAGAGCGCCTTCAATATCGTCAAGCATCTCACCATAAAGTTCTTGAGCCGCTAAACGAGTGCCTTCGTAAACTCCCATAATTGCTTCCATATATGCAGGAGATAAGTTTCCTGAATTATCCATAGTGCTTCCGCGTGTGATGACTACATTTCCATTTTTCTTTGATTCTTCTATAAGTTGGTATAAAAGAGCAACTCGTTTTGGTGTAGTTGTTACCATAATTTTTGGACGCTCTCCGAGTCGAGTACCAACTCGCAAGTTATCAAATGCAGTCATTCCTGCAGCATCAGGAGTCTGTCTCCAAGCTGCAACCTCATCTCCCCATGCGTGCGTAAACTGCGGACCACGAAGTGAGTCAGGTTCGTCAGCAGTAAAACAAGTTGCAGTATTTCCATTAGACCAAGTTAGACGACGCTTGGACGGTTCGTAATGTGGTTTCTCGCTTGGCGGCGAAACATTAATAATTCCTGATTCACCTTCGACAATTACGTCACGAACGTCTGCTGCAGTACGAGCAACTAAAGCAAAACGAAGTTGTCCCTTGTTTGTATGTTTTGCTTCTTCGCGTACCCATTCAGCTGCAGTTCTAGTTTTACCGGCACCGCGACCAGCAATGTATGCCCAAATATTCCAGTCACCTTCTGGTGCCTGTTGTTCGGGTCTGCCCCAAGCTTTCCAGTCCCAGAGCAGGGTGTCCATATCCATATCTGATAAGACAGCATTTCTCTGTTCTTCTGGAAGAGAAGCAATCTGCTCCATTAAACTTTTAGCCATACATCCTCTTAAAAAAACTGCCCCCACGCAGAGTAGCGAGAGGGCAGTTAATTCTGTTTATTAAGCGTTACGCTTCATACTACTCTGTATTCCATAGTATAACGGAGAAGCAGAACTTAACCCTAGCTCACGCGCTAGGGAAGACATAGAAACTCCTAGTTTGTATTCTTCTGCTAACTGGTCGTGATACTGATTAATGCCAATTTCTTTAGCCTTTTTTACTCGCTCTACGGCATCTGCGTTTTCCCTGTGGGTAGCCCTTGTTTTAGGCTTAATACTTGCTACATCAACATTCTTCATAACAATTCGACGACGTAGTCCTGGGTAGGCAACTTTTAAAGAAGTGGCTAGTTTAGGCAAACTTCCACCTTTTTCTTGAAATTCAATAAGTAACTCGGTGTATCTACGACTAGCTTCGTGCTCAGCACCTAATTGACTGCGCGATCCGTACGCTTTTTTTGCTAATGGAAGTATTGGTTTAATTAGATCTGTGTATTCAGTAATTAAATCATTCATGTCTTTTTTCTCCGTTTTTTGTCATTAGCGCGTGTCATAGAATTATCTTATCTATTGCGTATCTTTTATGCAAATGGGCATAGGAGAGCCTGTAAGCGACTAAAAATAGAGCAAATACACCTTTTTAAGGCTATTTGTCGTCTGAATCGTCATCTCTGTGGACAATTTCTAGATCTAGAGGTCCTCTAGCTTTCATAGAAACTAACCAAATAGTTAGCGCAATAATGATGGCATAGCCAACAATTGTTCGGGCGCTTCCTGTAAGCACGCACCAAGCAACGAACATTCCTAATAGTGTCCAAGTTTGGTTAAGTGACTCAACGAAAGCATCTTTCACCCATGCGAATAGTGATTTCATATTATTTCCTTGCTAGTGTTAGTGCTGAAGTTCCAGCGATTACTTGAGTTACAATAACTGCTGCAACAGTTACAGTTTGTGCTTCTTTGCGAGTTTCTATTGTCATATCAGCACCTACGTTTGCAATAGCTTTAAGTGCCTTGCCTGGGTCTGTAAATACTGCTGCAAGAAGTTCTGAAGAGTCCTCAAAGATTTCGAGTGCATCAGCAATTTCAGCAGTTAAGACAACTCCGTTATCTAAAGCAACTGGCTGTTCTGGTGGCAAGTCCTCGTAATCAAGACCTAATTCTTCAATCAAGTCAGACGTAATTGCTTCTCCGTCAGCCTGGGCTACGAGTACGTCTGCAAGCAATTCTTTATCTTCTTGAGTTAGAACACCATCTTCTGTAAGACTGTCAGAAAGATTACTTACTTCTTCAGCACTAATTTCTCCGTCAGCTTCTAGATTTTCAATAAGTGCTTCTGTTTCTGCTTCGGTAAATGATCCATCAGACACAGCATCTTCAACAAAACTATTAACTTCTTCTTGAGTAAAGTCAGTTTCTGGTTCTGGCTCTATAATTGGTTCAGGTTCAATAGTTGGTTCA